ACAGGAAATATATTGACTATATCTCAAAATAGCGCTAGTGTTCAAAGCTGGACTAAAATTAACACCGGAACTGTTGTTACTTGGACAGAGATTGACACAGCCGCATAAATTTAATAAAATAAACATAAGGAATTAATATGGCATCAAGTTATTCAACAGACCTTAAACTAGAAATCCAAGTTACAGGCGAAAACGCCGGTACATGGGGTGATATTACAAATACAAACTTAGTTATTCTTCAACAAGCAATTGCTGGTTATGAATCAGTTGCATTAAATGCAACAACAGGAGTTACATTAACATATACTAATGGTGCTCTTTCAAATGGTAAAAATGCAGTATTAGAACTTTCAGGAACTATTACAGGAAACGTAGATGTTACTATTCCTTCAGATGCAACAGGACCAGATGAAAAAGTTTATGTAGTTAAAAATAGTACATCAGGTGCTTTTACTGTAACAGTAAAAGTTGCAGGTCAAACAGGAGTTACTTTCTCTGCAACAGATAAAGGAACAAAACTTTTATATTTAAATGGAACTGATGTTGTAGATTCTAACATTGGAAAATTATCAAATGACGCTGCTCCACAATTAGCTGCAAATTTAGATACTAATGCAAAAAATATTTTAATTGATAGTGGTAATTTTATTGGTGATGAAAATGGTAATGAGCAAATTAAATTTGCAACTACAGCATCTGCAGTAAATGAAATATCCGTTACAAACGCGGCAACAGGAAATAATCCAGCTATCTCAGCAACGGGTGGTGACACTAATGTTGGTATAACTTTAACACCAAAAGGAACTGGAAGAATTACAGCAAATGGAGAAACTAAAATATTTGGTGTATTTGAAGGTGCAACAATTTCTACAACTTTTATAACATCATTTACATATGACGTACTTACACAAGCTGTTTATTTTCAAAACGTTGACTTAGGTGCAAACTTTACAGTCAATTTAAGAGGTGATGCATCTAATGCATTAAATGCAGTTTTAAATACAGGTGAATCTGTAACTGTTGCGTTAATCACAAAACAAGGCAACACAACATTTTATAACAACGTAGTACAGGTTGATGGAACAACAACAAACGTTACAGTTGTTTATCAAGGTGGTGCAGCTCCAACAGCTGGAAACGCTTCATCTAATGATGTCTACACTTACACAGCTCTTAAAACAGCAGCATCAACATACACAGTACTAGCAGCCTTAACACAATTTAAATAGGAGACTATATAATGCCTATTCTCTCTTCCCGCGGCGCAGGTTCGGCAAAAGGATTTGGATTGACTGGCGGAAAAAAACCTCCATATTCGATAGAATTTTTAGTTATAGCTGGGGGTGGTGGAGGTGCTTCAAACATAGGTGGTGGCGCAGGTGCAGGTGGATATAGAACATCAACTCAAACAGTGGATTCAGGAACATTAATTACAATAACAGTTGGAGATGGAGGAGCCGGTGGCGCAAGTGGTCTTGGTAACAATGGTCCTCAAGGTTCACCTTCAGAAATTTCAGGAACAAATTTAACTACAATAACTTCTGCTGGAGGTGGAGGAGGTGGTGGGTATGCTTTAAGTGGAACAACAGGTGGTTCTGGTGGAGGAGGAGGAGGTGGAGGAACTATCGCAGGAAGCGCAGGTAACACACCAAGCACGGTACCAAGTCAAGGTAATTCAGGTGGTTCATCAATCGGTGGTTCTGGTGATGCTACTGGAGCAGGTGGTGGTGCTAGTGCAGTAGGTGGAAATGGTGTTTTTCATACGATTGCTGGCACAGGCGGTGCAGGTACAGCTTCTTCAATAACTGGTTCTTCTGTAACAAGAGCAGGTGGTGGCGGAGGTGGAGGTAGAAATCAAACTCCTAATGGAAATTCAGCTGGCGGCCCAGGTGGAGCAGGTGGTGGAGGAAATGGTGGAACAAATACTGGAGTACAATCTGGTGGTGCTGGTACACCAGGAGATGCAAATACCGGTGGAGGCGGTGGTGGTGGAAGTCTTGATTCTGTTGGTGGTACTCCTGCTAATGCAGGTGCGGGAGGAAAAGGAGTTGTTATATTAAGTATGCCACTTTCAAGTTTTTCTGGCGCAACAACAGGTTCACCTACAGAATCTACATCAGGAAGTAATAAAATTTTAGTATTTAACGGAAGTGGGAGTTACACAGCATAATGGCTAGTTTTGCAAAAATAGAAAATAATATAGTAACAATAGTAGTTTCTGTTGTTAATGAAGTATTAAAAGATTTAAACGGTATAGAACAAGAGCAGCTAGGAATTAATTTTTTAAAAACACTTTACAATGAACCTAACGCTATTTGGAAACAAACGTCTTATAATACAAATGCAGGAGTACATTCTTTAGGAGGTACACCTTTTAGAAAAAACCATGCGAGTATTGGATATACTTACGATTCACAAAGAGATGCTTTTATTCCACCTAAACCATTCAATTCGTTTATTTTAAATGAACAAACATGTAATTGGAATTCTCCAATACCTTACCCACAAGATGGAAATATATATATTTGGAACGAATCTACTTTATCTTGGACTTTACAAACTATCTAAAATAGTTTAAAAAAAGTCAGAATGACAGAAGCAGTTATTAACGGAATATTCCCAACTCCTATCTATATGTCTAAATTAGATAGAAAATTAACACCTTTAGAATTAAAATTCGTAGATAAAAACAAAAAAGATTTTTATAAAAATGAAGGCAATATTACATCTAACAATAATTACATTTTAAATGAGAAGCCATTTTTAAATCTTAAGAAAGAATTAGATTTAAGAGTAAAAGATTATTTTAAAAAAGTAATATCTTCGACTGATGCAGTTACACCTTACATTACGCAATCTTGGTTAAACTATACAGAAACGAATCAATTTCATCACAAACATGCTCATCCTAATTCACTAGTATCTGGAGTTTTTTATATTAATTGCCATAAAGAATTAGATAAAATTAAATTTTTTAATGATAATTATAAAACTATTAAACCAGAAATTAAAACTTGGAATCTATGGAACTCTGAATCTTGGTGGTTTACTGTTAAAACTGGAGATTTAGTAATGTTCCCCTCTTCTTTAACTCACATGGTTGAAAATAAAGAAGGAACTAATACTAGAATAAGTTTAGCTTTTAATGTCTTTATTAAAGGCGCAATCGGTAATAATAAAAATTTAACTGAATTAATATTATGAAACATCATTGGTATTTTAATGAAAATTTTTTTACTAAAGAAGAAGTTAAAAAAATTAATAAAACAATTTTAATAAATAGAGATAAAAATTGGAATGATATACATCAAGGATCATTAAAAAAATGTGAAGTAATAGTATCTCAATATAAAGAATGTAAATTAATTTTAAAAAAAGCAGTTGAATATTTACATTTTATAAATAATACAGTTTTTGGTTTTGATCTTTATAAAATTACAGATTATAATAGAATATTTTTAAATATTTATGATTCAAAAAATAATGGATGTTATAACTTTCATTATGATGGAGAATCACAACAAGAGCCCTATACTTCTAAATTAACTTTTCTGATAAATACATCAGAACAAGATTATAAAGGAGGTGAATTTATGATTTTTTCTTCAAAAGAAACGGAAATAAAAGAATTATCTAAACCAGGAAGTATTTTAATATTTCCATCTATATTTTTTCATGCTGTTAAACCTGTTACAAAAGGTATAAGAAAAAGTGTTGCTATGTGGGGTTTTGGTCCACATTGGAAATAAAATTTATTAAATGATTATAAAAAAACTTAATATAGAAGAAACTATTAAAGCTTATACGAACGAGAATGGCTTTTCTTGGGGCATTAATACTGTAATGAAGTCTTTGGCCCCTGGTGCTAGCTACGATTTAACTTCCGCAGGTCAGTTTATTATAGATAGATGGGATAGTGAATTACCCCAGCCCTCGTCACAAGAAATTAGAGACGAGTATATTAGACAGCAAACGATAGCAGAATGTATTAAATATTACGAAGAAAAAAGTTTTAAAGGTTTTATAAAAAAATTATTCAGTTAAATAAATTATATTCATTTCATGAATATAGAATTTGTTAATCAATATCTCTCAAACATTAAATGGAATGAAGGTGAAGATTGGCAAGTAGAAGGAAATATTAAAAGACTATCTAATCAATACTTAAAATTTGATATAAGATTTTTAAAAGATTTTAATGATAAAAAAGGAAAGCTTATTAATTCTAAAAGTCAGGCAGATAAGGTCTTATTTGAAGATGATAAAAATTGGATATTAGTTGATACTCAAGAACTTATCAAATACATGAGAATAAGTGATTTAAAACAAATAAACTTAGAACAGTTGCTATCTAATATAGATTGGAATATAGTTCTTCCAAAAAAGTAGTGTATTTATTAATATATACATATATAAAGGATACTTATGCCTTTACAGAAAATACAATTTAAGCCAGGATTCAATAAACAACAAACTGCAACCGGAGCCGAAGGGCAATGGATTGATGGTGATAATGTTAGATTTCGTTATGGAGAACCACAGAAAATAGGTGGTTGGCAAGAATTAGTTAATAAAACTCTCGCGGGCGTCGCGCGCGACCAGCTTACTTGGACTGCTTTAGATGGTAAAAAATATGCAGCTATTGGCACTTCTAAATTATTAATTATTTATTATCAAGGTTCTTTTTTTGATATTACACCTCTTGGCACGGCCTTAACTTCATGTACCTATACCTCTGTAACAAGTTCAACAACGGTTACTATTAATAAGGCAGGTCATGGTTTAGAGGTTGGTGATTATATTATATTTACATCTGTCACAACTCCAGGTTCACCTACAACTGGATATACTTCTGCAGATTTTACAACAAATACTTTTGAAGTTAAAACAGTTCCAACATCAGGAACCTTTACAGTTACTATGGCAACTGCTGAAACAGGAACGGGTGTAACAGCTGGAGGTACTATTACTACAACTCCTTATATTACTATCGGACCAACCTTTCAAACACCTGCTTATGGTTATGGTACGGGATATTGGGGTGGAACTATTCCAACTTCAGTTACAACTACATTAAATGGTAATCTTAATAATACTACTACAACAGTTACTGTAGCTAGCACGGCTGCTTTTCCAACAGCTGCTGCAAATCCACAAACTAGAATAGATATTAATACAGAATTAATTACTTATTCAGGTAAAACTTCAACTACTTTTACAGGGGCTGGTAGAGGTGCAAACGGATCTACTGCTGCAAATCATTTAAGTGGAGACGTAGTAACTGATGCAACGAGCTGGGTTGATTGGGGTGAAGAATCAAATACTGCAGGTGTAACACTTGCACCAGGATCCTGGTCACTCGATAACTTTGGACAGATTCTAGTTGCAACAATTAAGAATGGAGCAACGTTTACTTGGAACC